ACCCTGCTTATACCCAAGATGTTCAAGACAAACTGATTCGTAGCGAAGTTCTAGGCCCAAGGGGTTAGTATTTCATTAGCGAACGTAAACATTGTTGCCGCTGAGGCGATAACAACAGTGAAAGCGAGCGCAGTTAAACATTCCTACCTCCAAACTAACGATGCCTGATTTTGCATCTCTAGGCCGGTTGGGTGGACTTAATGGCGTTCAATATAACGCTGGTTCCGCCTCCGGTAACTACGAGCGTGAAAACGCTAACTTCCTGAAAATCTTTTCCGGGGAAGTTCTGACTACCTTCAATCGTGAGACGATCTTCAAAGATCTGACCATGAAGCGCACGATCTCTTCGGGCAAAAGCGCAAGCTTTCCGATCACGGGTCGTTTCTCCAGCCGCTACCACCGTCCTGGTGATTTCATCACAGGTCAAGGTAACAAAGGCATGATCGGTGAAAAGATCATCACCATCGATGATCTGCTGATTGCTGATGCTTCCATCTACGACCTTGATGAGGCCAAACTTCACTGGGACGTGCGGAGCATCTACTCTGTCGAATTGGGACGCGCTCTGGCCCGTGCTTACGATCAGCGCCTTGCTCGTACTCTGCTGGCTGCTTCTGAGTCTGATGGCCGCGTGAAGGATTGGGATTCCAAGCGATTCCAACTCAACGGTGGTACCTACGTCTCGGCTACTTCTGGTGTGGTGACTTTGAGCGCCAACTTCCAAACCGCTGAACTCGGCTTCTTTGCCGTGGGTGAAGTGGTGTACGGTGAGACCTCCGGTGCTTACGGTGTGATCACCACTGCTCCTACCAACGGTGCAGCTACTTTCGGTATCAACCCTCTGGGTGCTATCGGTACCGGCACCAATGCTCAGTTCACTGTGGGTGAGCGTCTGTTCGTTCTGAACTCGATGCCTGGTGGTACCTCCATCACCGGTATTGATCTGAACGGTGCTGCTGACCGTAACGCTCGTGGCGATCTGATCGTTGAGAACCTGTTCAAGGCTTGCCAAGCCCTGGACGAAAAGGATGCTCCTAAGGAAGGCCGTGTGGTTGTTCTGACCCCCGGTGCCTACTACGACGTGCTGAATAGCGATCGTGCTATCAACACTGACTTCAACGGTGGTAACGGTTCTAACGGTACCTTCGGTGGTAACCGTGTTGCTTCTGTGGCTGGTTTCCGTCTTCTGACCTCCAACCACCTGGGCATTAACGGCTACACCAACGGCCAGACCTATGTTGGTCTGAACAACCAAGCCGCTGTGACCCGTGGTGAGCGTCCTAACTACATCAATGGCCGTGACGGCTCTGATGGTCAGGCTGCTGCTGGTACCTACGATTACTACCAGGATGAGCAGGGTAACACCTCCTCCATCGCTAACTGCTTCGGCCTGTGCTTCACCAAGGAAGCTGTGGGTACTGTGGCACTGAAAGATGTGTCGATGCAGATGACCGGTGCTGAATACAAGGCCATGACTCAAAGCACCATGATGGTTGCTTCTTATGCAGTTGGTCACGGCGTTCTTCGCCCTGAGTGCTGCGTAAGTCTCCTCTCCGACGGAAACCCTTACTAAGTCATATACTTATTAATTGGGTTATAGTTAAGGGGTCTTCGGGCCCCTTTTTAATGTCTTATTGCGAACTTACCTGGGCAGCTGGTTTGTTTGAAGGTGAAGGTTATATTTGTATTGCCTGTCCAAGTGGAAAAGATGGGCGCGTAGCAAATGGTTGGCGCATTGGAATTGAAATGACAGATAAAGATGTGGTTGAGCGCTTTGCAAATATCTTTGATTTAAAGGTTCTTTTTAAACCTCGTTCACACAAGAATCCAAAGTGGAAAGACCTTTATGTAGCTCAAGTAAGTCGTCAAGCTAAAGTGAAGGAAATTGTAGACGCTCTCTTGCCATTCATGGGCGAGCGTCGCCGCTCAAAAATGGAGGAGTTCCTTGGCGACTACAAAGCTCAGTGCAGTTAATACGCTTCTCGCCATTATTGGTGAAGCTCCTGTTAACTCCCTTAACCCCCCTCTAACTGGCGACGCTAGTCTTGCAGAGCGTACCTTGGATGAAGTGAGCCGAGAGGTTCAAGGTGCTGGTTGGTCCTGGAACACGATGCTGTATGACTCCATTCCTCTGGACGCTTCTACAGGCCAGTCCCAGCTTCCTAGCAACACCTTGGCTGTACGATTCAATCCGTTATCGTACCCGTCTCAAAGGTTTGTTCTTCGCGGTCTGCGGCTTTTTGATCGCGTTAAGAATACATACGATCTGAGGGGTAGCCTTGGTGTAGCTGTGACTGGTAATACCAGTGATCTTGTTGCTGAGATTATTGAAGAACTGGATTGGGACAGTATTCCTGAAACGGGTCGTCGTTACATCATGATCCGAGCAGCACGGATGTTTTCTAACCGTGCAATGACTTCCTCCAGTATTGAGGCTTATACAGCGGAGGACGAGAAGAACGCTCTTCAAACATTGAAGCGTACTGAGGACATGGCTCAGAACTACAACTACATCAGTGGTCCTGATGATATGTACGGTGGCCGTGTGATGACTGTGTTTGGTCCTGACATTCTTGATCGCTGATGTCTAAAGAACTTCTTAGCCAAGTTATTACACCACTTAATAAAGGTGTTAACCAACAGGCTGACAGTCTTGTACTGCCTGGCTTTGCAAAGGTTCTTGAGAACGGCGTGTGTGACCTTGTAGAGGGTCTTAAGAAGCGTCTTGGTTCTGTACCTGTAAAGCGTATTGATACGCTTACCAAGAACGCTGGTGGAGCCAGTCTTGTAAACCCTATTAAATGGAACGAGGCTTGGTACTTTATCTACAACCGTAGTAGCACTGAACGCTTTGTTTTGATTGCTGCTGACGACAGTCGTACCATTACTCGTACAGCTAACACTACTAGCGGGTCTTCCGTTGTTAGCAGTGTTAGCGGTTCAATGACTACAGACCTTTATGTGGGGGCTTCTGTCAGTGGTTCTGGTATTCCTACTGGTACTGTTATTACTGCCATTGATATTGCTGGAGCAAAGCTTACGCTGAGTAAGAACGCTACAACTACAGCTACTAGTGTAACGCTGACGATTGCTTCTAGCAACACATTTGTTGCAGGTATTGCAAACTTAGAAGAGCTGTCTGGTACTGAGCTAAACGTTGTTCCTGTAGAACAAATCTTTGCCAACATCACAACGACAAACCTTGGATACCTTCGTGGTTCTGGGATGGCTCGTGATCGCTTTAGAGCTACCTCGTTCCAAGATTATGTGTTTATTACAAACACTCAGAAGGTAGCTCTTTACGACAGCACTGAAACTCTTACAAGGTTCAACGTCGGTCTTATTGGTTCAGCGTATCAACCCATCAAAGGTCAGGTATGGGTCAAGCTGGTTGACTACGACACGATGTATGAGGTTCGTGTTGAGCTAGACGATGGTGACGTTATTGTTGGTCATTACTTAACCCCCTCTCTTACTGACAGTGGTGGTAACACCAACGTTGTTAGCTCTGAGGATATTGCTGCTCGTCTTGTTAATTGGACTGAAACCATTAGTGGTAAAACAACGATTGGCAGCAACATCATCGATACTGTTTCTGACGCTGATATTGAAAAGGTTTACCCAGGAGAACTCGTAAGTGGCACTGGTATTCCTGCTAACTCCTTTGTAGGAGCAGTAACTAGGGTTTCTGGTGCTAATAGTTTTACGTTGGTTACTGAGGCTGGAGTTGCAGTTAACGCAACGGCTAACGGCACAACAACCATAACCCTCGGGGATGGTCTTGATAACACTGATATCAACAACAAACTGACTTTTGAGGTTCGTGGTTCTCAGATCCTTATTGGCCTTGTCAGTTCCTCTAGGTACATCAAAAGTCTGACTGCTACCGATGCTCGTGGTAACAGCCTTATGTCTGGCTTTACAGACCGTGTGGGTGCTATTACAGAGCTGCCTCCGTTTGACTGGGAGGGCTATACCGTTAAGGTTGCTCCTGATGGTTCTGCAGACCAAAGCTCGTACTACCTAACCTTTGACGCTCAAAACACCACGACTAACGGTGTGTTCGGTAAAGGTACTTGGGTTGAAGAAGGTGCTCCTGGTAGCCGAGGGGTATTGAGTGCTGCAACAATGCCTCATGCGTTTGTCTATTACAAGAACGCTGACGGGCTTGTTCGGTTTACACTACAACCGTTTAACGACAGTAACTACACCGATGGAACAGTCACCGTAGATCTTCCTGGTTGGACCTCCAGGCTGTCTGGTGATGAGACTTTGAACCCTGGACCTTCGTTCGTAAACAACACCATTAACGATGTGGTGTTCTTTAAGAACCGTCTTGGGTTCATCAGTGGTGAGAACGTCATCCTTAGCCAAGCTGCTGATTACTTCAACTTTTGGCAGCAGTCTGCAGTACAAGTTGTAGATGATGATCCTATTGACCTGACTGCGATCAGTAACGATGTTGCTGTGTTGAACTTTGCGTTGCAGCAACAGGATGAACTTGTGCTGTTCTCAAGCGAAAACCAGTTCCGTCTGTACTCTGGTGACAACGTTACGTTCAGTCCTCAAACAGCTGCTGTGGGTCGAATCAGTTCGATCAGTATGGAGGACAAGGTAAAGCCTGAACAGATTGGACCTCAGGTGTTGTTCCCTGTTAAAGAGGGAGACTTCACTGGGTTCCATACGTTTATTACGACTGACAGAACAGTTGGTATTAACCTCGGTCAAACCGCTGTTATTACTGAAACGATTCCAAAGTACATTCCTAAGAACATCGCTTCTTTGGCTGTCAGTAAAACTGATAACTTCTTGGTAGCTCTCAGTGCTGACGATCCTGACACTCTGTATATTTACCAGTTCTTCTGGGAGGCTTCTGGTGGCTCTCTAACTAACCGTCAGAACGCTTGGCATAAATGGACCTTCCCGAACAAGAGCATCCATTGGTGTGACTTTATTGAGGGCACTCTGTTCACCACTACAAGCTATGTGAACGGAGCTAGCACTGAGTATTATCTTGAAGCTATTAACGTCTCAAGACCGCCTCAAAGTAGTGATGAGGTGTTTCTGCTTGATCGTCGGATCTCTAGCTCCATCAGTACTGACATTGGTACAGCTAGTTTTAGCTACGACGCTGGTACGAACAAAACAACTGTTACGTTGCCTTACCGCACTGTTAACACCAGTCAGTTTGTTGTAATCAAGCAAGACGCTACAGACGCTAACGAAGCTAAGAAGCGTTGGATTGTGGCAGCTAACGTCCCTGCTGGTGTTACTAGCTTTGTGTGCGACAGCATTGGTGACTTCTCATCTAGCTCCTGGACGTTTGGAGAGCTGTTTACGTTTAAGTATCAACCTCCGACAATCATGCCGTTTGATCGGGCTGCTACTGAGAACACCTTTGTTGGTTCTCGTTCTGGTCGTCTGCAACTGAAGTACATCGACTTCTACTACAACGACAGTCGGTACTTCCAAGTTCAAGTGACTCCTAAGTTCAGGGATACCTCAACGTATGAGTTTGATCGCAGGGACCCTCTCAACGCAAACATTGTTTTGAGTGAAGAGGAGCCGTTTGAGCAATCTAAATTCAGAGCGCATATCCTGAGTAAGAACGATCAAGTTACAGTGGAACTAGTTAATAGCAGTATTGATCAGGCTAAGTTTGTAGCTCTTGAGTGGACTGGTCTGTACTTCAACATTGCTGGTAGGAAGTTTTAATGGCAGAACCTAAGCAGCCTTCTGATCTAAACAAACTTAAGGACACTATTTTCAGTCTTCCTTCCATCCTGTCGCTTGCTGAGTTTTCAGTAAACGCTATTGCAGCTAAGGGTGCTTACGACTTTCAAGAAGCTGAAGCAAAACGTGCAACAGCAGAAGCTCGTAGACAGTTCTGGACGCAATATGCAGATCAAAATCAACAAAATTACAGAAATTACGAACTTCAACTAGACGCTTGGTATCGGGAATCTGATTACGTTGAAAGGCGTCGTCAGTATGAACAGATGCTGGCTGAACAACAAGCTGTGTATAAGGGTCAAGTAGCTACTGCTGCTACCAAGAACTTTGAACGGCAGCTAGCGGACCTTGAAGGTAGGTTCTATGAGGAAGAGGCTAAAGACACCATTGAGCTGGAAAGCATCAGAGCTCAAGCTATTGCCTCTAAAGCAAAGGCGGCATCTTCTGGACAGGCTGGTAGAACTGTAGAGAGCCTCCAACAGCAGTACAACCAACAGTACCTGGCTAACGTCAGCAACCGTCAGATCACCCGTAACTTCCGTCTCAACGACAAGATCAGGGCTGCTGAAGCTGCAAACATTGCTCGTGAGAACACAACCAATCAAGTTCAGTATTACAACCCTCAACCATTTGCTGATCCAGTTAAACCACTAGCTCCGTTACCTATTAAAGCTGTTCAGCCTTCACGAGTTAGTGGTCCGTCACGTTCTGCTCTTACGATGCAGATAACTGGTGCAGCCTTTAACGCTTTGAATAGTTACAGGGATATGCTTCCGCCTGATCCTGAGAAAGTAAAAGGTAAGATCCCAACTGTTCCTGCACCTGCACCCACTGTTGTTCCTAACGAAGCACCACAATGACAAGTAGTTTTGGTATTAACCCTCAGCGTCAGGTCCGTGATCTGACACAGGCTCCTGCAGCTCCTGAACGGCTTCCAGAACCTGCTCGTCCTGCTGCTACGCCTGAACAGGTTGGTGGGCAGTTGATGTATGGTCGTCGGTTCCAGGAGGATACCAAGACCCGTCAGACGCTTCAAAGTATTGAATCATTCCTGGGTGAGAACGGAATGTTTCAAGCTACCCAGAATTTAATCTTTGAAAAGTACAAAGAGGATAAGAAACGCCAAGCAGAAACTCTTCTACAACAAGAAGCAAAAGCTCTTGAAGACACTCAAGCTATTGCTGATGAAACTAAGAGGCTTCAAAAGCAAGGTGAGATTGCTCTTGCTAACCAGACTCGACTAAGTAACCCTTGGGTAAACTTCTTCTTCTACGACACCAAAGCTACTAACGCTGGTCAAACTGCAGCTGTTGAACTAGCCGCTTGGGGTAAGCAGCAAGCCTCTCGTTTGGCTGAGATTAGTTCTCCTGCTGAACGTGCTGCTGCTATTGCTGCTAAAGCCCAAGAGCTTCTAACGCCTTATGCAGACGTTCCAGAAGCTTTTAGAGCTGCAAAGATTGACCCGCTTATTGGTGCAACGATTGCTGATCTCAAAGCTGATGTAAACAACAAAGCTTTTGAGCTTAAGGATCGAACCATCAAACAAACAGGTTCACAAATCCTGCTTGGTAAGTGGAAACTTGGTGCTCAGTTCAACCGTGCTACAGGTGAAACTCAGTTTGGTACTGATCTACTAAAAGCTGGTGTTAATGAACAACGTGATTGGCTGATCAATAAGAACGGTTATTCAAAGCAAGAAGCTACTGATGCTTTGTTTGATTTGTTTGATAAAGATGCTGTTTTCCTTGACGCTAACGGCGATCAACTAAACGATATCGGCCAGACGTACAGCGCCTACAACATTCTGAGAACTCTTGGAGAAATTGATGTTGACGGTATTAAGCTGACAGATTTGCGTGATAGTAAAGGCCGCAACCTTAGAAACGTTATTGAAGGGGCTGTAGACCGAGCTACCAAACGTGAAGAGCTGCGTGAAGGTTCTATTGAGCGTGGTATTCAACGTCAACAGCGGG